GCATTTTGCCGGCAAATAGCTTATTAAACGCCAATTCGTCGGGTCCTAGGTCATCTAAGACGTCTTTTACTATCTCATACTCGCTTTCATCGAGTTCCCGAAGCAATTTTTCGGGTTTTTGTTCGGAAATATCGAAATTTTCCAATAATTGTGCTGTTTTTAGGAGAATTTGTTCATCATTTAGCATGTTTTGTACATCTCTAAAGCTTTCTCCAGTAAATAGATCGGAATTTCGGTATCATCTATGTCTTTTATGTCATTAATCGTGGCCCATTTGTAATCATCGTGCTCAATTTCATCCGTTTTGGGGTTTGGCTTATCAACATTCACTTCTCCAGACCATTTTTTAGTCCAAAAATAGTGTTTCCCGGGCCGTGGTTCCCCCAGATACGCAAGATCCGACACCGAACACTTCAAATTAGCCTCTTCTTCTAGCTCTCGCACCGCACCAGCCTCTATAGAACCATCTATATCGTCTATATGACCACCCGGCATCGTCCACTGGCCGCTCCGATCATCAATATCTGAGCGCCTAATAATCAAAAATTGCTGTTCATCATTAAGACAAGCAACAATACCAACAGTTTTTAGCTCACCTTCGGTGAGAAATTCTTTCCATGTACGATTCATTTGCAGGCTTTGGGAGTTTTACCTTGGTAACCTCGACAAAATCCCCGGATGGCCTTGTCGATTTTTACTTCACTCATAGGAACTACCCAAATCATGTTCTCTTGAACCTGAATATCTGGGTAATATTCTATATCTACACCATATAATACACCAACTTGTTGTCCTTTTGTATTATATATCACGGAACCAGAGCATCCAAACCACCCGTAAGTCTGTAAAATGATGTGTTTCCCGGGTTTTGAGTCGCCATTGGTCTCATGACCGGCCACTCTTCCCACAAAAGACATAAGCTTGTGATGAGAAGGATACCCAGAGTAGAGTATTTCAGTGCCCACATCCGCGACACCCTCTACGGGATTGTATTTCATAGGCTCGATTTGGTGAAATGGGTTTCCTACATACAATATTCCAATATCATTTGCCGGATCAGAATAGATTAATACGCCCAGGTGAGACTCTTCTTTATAAGAAACCAAATAAGAAGTCCCGATGCGCCCATCAACTACATGTTGGGCTGTTATAACAAGATGTAAATCCTTATATTTGATATAAGATCCCGATCCGTGGCCACCTGTAAACGGCACAGTCACCCTGACGGCCGCCTCTCTTACGCTTTTTTCTAGGCTCGAGCCACTTCGTGATTCGAGATGATCTACTGGCAGTGGAGGGGCCTCGATAGGGGCCGCCATGGCAACTGCCCCCCACAGGGAGCACAGCATTATAAAAAACTTAAGCACCGGTATCTACACTCCCTGTATCCCCTGTACCTGTAACCGGCAGGTAAAGGTATCCTACCTCGACTAATGCTCCGGGTCCAGGAATAACGCTAAAATAAATAGTATTGTCTGTTATTGAATACGTCCAGTCGTAGTTAAGAATGCCATCAATAAACACCCTAATGGAATCCACGGTGGGTTCATGTGTGAGTGCAATAGACTCATGTGGAGCAACCGAAACAGCGGCATCTGTTACCCCCGCTGACCAATCTTCTTCACAAATATCTACGATGACACCGCCAAAATAATTAGTTGCCTCCATGTAGCGGAGACCCACATCACGGGCCATAACGGACCATACACAAACAGATTCGTCTGGATAAGTGTGGTTGACGATGCTGGAGAGGAATACCGATCCACCACGCAAACTGCCATACCAAGTTGTGAAGCTAGCCACTGTTGTGTGGTGGGTTCTACTTTGTTCTTCTTCATCCGAGACATATACTACAAGCAGGGCTGCATCTGAACGCATCCACGTGGCCGCATAAGGATTTGCGGTAATATATTCGTATGCTGCGTCAAAGCCCTCTTCCATGCCGCCGCGGTTCATCAATGAGTACATCGTCATCGCATCACCGATATCATCTCCCGGCACAAGTGGAAACTGAGCCTCCGCACGCGCGTGATCTGGATCGGCTGGTATCATTACCAATCTCCAATTGGTCACGGGCAACGCCGCCAGCATGGCTTCGATTCCTGCCATTAATTGCGGGTCATATCGGTACATGGAGCCGGATGTGTCGATAACCCAGATAATATCAACACCATCAAATGTGTTGGGCTGAAGGAAGGAGTCAACCCACACCTCGCCGGGTTCGCCTTCAACTTCTACTTCGGTTTCGATATAGACGGGAACCTCAACCACCACCTCAACCTCAACCTCGACTTCCACCTCAACTTCCACCTCAACAACTTCGGTTACGGTCTCAGTTTCGGTAACATACACATATTCCTCTTCACCCGGCTTATAGATTCCATAATCCGTATAACAGGAAAATCCGAACGCAGCAAAAAAAATACATATTTTATAAAACATTCTACAATAACTATTCCGCTTTTGACTTTGGCTCCCTTATTAACACAAAACTTAACAAAAGCATATTGCCCAAAGACAACAATTGCAAATCAAAATTATTGCTAATGTGCCCAAATATGTTTAGACCAATGTTAACAAACCAGGCAACAATGCAAAGCGCGTTAAATACGCGACCAACGTTCACAAAAAATTTTCTCACATATTAACTATGGAGCCGCCGAAACAATTTGTACACTATAAGAATAATATTGGCGCGCCAAGCCATGCAAAAAGGAATAAACCACCACAGCCGGGAATAGGGTAAGTTGGTCCGCGAAAGGTTCTTCAGACATCACGATACCATAAGAGTGCCCTTCCTCCACTCCATCAGGAGATGTGATCTTCACCAGATCACCCCTCTTTATTTCCCATTGATAATTTAACATTTAAGCCGTAATTTTTTTCTAAATTTTTTCTATTTTAAACCTTGAATGAAGTCAAACTATAACACACAAACACCTCTAACGCAACCAAATTCTTCAAACCAAATTCACTATAGTGTTCCTCGCCGGCACGACACCACCACGTCTTCCACACCGCCACATTTGAAGGAGGTTGGTCGGAATAATTGCGATGACTATCAAAACGTTCCAAGAGGATGCCCACATCACCAAGTGTTTCATCATAAAGTAGATCACCAACATAAAAGGTTATGTCATCGGCATGTACGTGAGTCACACACTATATAGCAGCGCCGGCGCAGTTATACTTTAACGCGATCAATGATGTATGGATGATGCAGCGACATATCACGATAAAGTTTCTTCAGCACCTTTTTGGTGATCTCGCCGATCTCTTCTTTCGATGCTTTGGTACGAAGGGCTTTAGACAGCTCATCCTCGAGGATTTTCTTTACCTCCGATTTAAGAACCCTATCCAGTTCCTTAGATATGAGAGATTTAATCTCTTTCTTGTCCGTCTTCGTTAATTCTTCATTTATCGGAGAATAACCTGGCGGATATGTTAATAGCATGCTCATACATATAAATAGCACCAACCGCGCGATAAGGCCGCCTATTTTTGCAGATATACCAAATGCAGATGAGCGCCCACCACCTCTGATACGCGACCTGTATTAAGCCAGTGTACACGATAAAGTAAGTTCTCATAATAGCCGCTGTGCACAGTGCCCAACACAGTGCCCAGCACAATGCCCAACTTAAGCTTCCCGCGCAATTGCTCTTGTTCGTATACATAATCTGGTGTATATAGATATCCCGTAAATGCAACCAAGTCACCAGCCATAAAGTTGTCGTCTTCTAGATCGCCGTATCCAAAGTCATATGTATCGGACATGTGAATCCTCCGGATGTACTAACTATGCGCATTGCCGGGTTTCGCGCGCGCAAGAATCGCCGGCAGTCATCTTCACTTAGCTGTAATATATTGTATTGACGCTATGCTCGCGACTAGTCCGGCCAATGCTCCCCGTACTTCTGCAATCTATTAATTGTATGCATCCATTCTCGAGAAACCCCTTCGTGTGACCGGTTAATCCACCATATTCTTGCCATATTCATTCTCGGGTGCTCGACCTTGCTTGAATCGTCGTATAGTTCCAACACCACCGCCACACCCCCATGGCACGTGCACGTCACCAAATCTCCAATTTTGAGATTGTGCTTCCCTGGTATCTCGAAGAACTGCTTCATATGCGCCACTGCCGACATGATGCGACGCTCAATGCGGTATCGAATTCGTTGCGCTATGCCCACATTGTAAGTATGCGGCGGTTCGTATGTATGTGATTTTTTTTCTGGGGGTATTTTTTGAAGGTTGTGTATTTCAAATTTTTAGGCGGCGATCGAAAAAGACCTTAGCACCCCAGATCACACCTGAACAGTTACGGAGACATACATTCCGGGTAGGGGGGTAGGGGGGCCCCCCCACCTCTGTCGCAACTGTT